CTTTGCTTGGTTAATAGTCTAAATACGAGGGAGCTTCGGCTCCCTTGTTATTTTAAGAGGTTCATACAATGACAGAATCCAAAAAAGAAAAAATCACAGAAGAATCAAAACCAAAAGTCAAATCTGAAGAAAAAGTCAAACCAAAATCTGCTGCTAAAAAGCCTACTCATGTGAAACTGATTCGAGATGATGGCAAAGAATTTAGAGTGCATGTTCTAGAAGTTGAAAATCACATGGCAACTGGTCGATTCACTAAAGGGTAATTATTATGGCTCTAGTACAAGAAGATGGCTCTGTGGTCACTGGAGCTAATACCTACGTTACATTAGCTGAATATAAGGCATGGGCAGATGACAGAGGTATAACCTACGGCACTGATGATGCTGTAACAAAACAAATATACAGGGCTATGGATTACATTGAATCCCTGCATTTTATTGGCGATAAAGCTAACGAGAATCAACCGCTACAATGGCCCAGATTGGGTGCTATTGTTGATGGCTATGAAGTAGATGGCACTGAAATACCATCACAGTTAAAGCTGGCTGTGTATGAAGCTGTTAAGGTTGATGCTGATGGAAACTCAGAGCTTTCTAACTTGGAAAGACGCACTATCAGCGAATCTGTTGGCGATATCAGCGTAACTTATGCAAGCAATTCATCTAGCCGAACCACCACACCAGCATTGAGTATGGCACTACGCAAATTAGTTGCACCAGCTATGGGAGTGATGCGTGCATGAGCTTCAATTACTCGCCTTTATTAGCTAAAGCTGGCGATTTAATACAGAAGTTCGGTCAGCAATATACTTTCACACGTGCTACGCAAGGAGCATTCAACCCTGCTACTGGAAAAACATCAGACACATCAAGCACTTACGATAAGTATGGAGTGCTCTTTAATTATTCTGATGCTGAGTTTGGCAATGATACTGTAGAGCAGGGTGATAGACGATTGTTGGCAGAAGCGCATGACTATGATATTGGTGATACAGTAGTAATCAACAGCAAGACCTATCGGATTATCTCAGTCAGCAATATACAACCTGCTGGAACTAATATGGCTGTCAATTTACAGTTAAGAAGATGAGCATAAAATCACAATTTGACCGAATTATTCGGAATATAGAAGGCGAGACTGAAAAAGTAGTGCGTGGTACGCTATTGAGCCTTACTGCTAACATAATCAAAGAAACCCCTGTAGATACTGGTAGACTTAGAGGCAACTGGCAATCAAGTGTCAATACAGCAAAAACAAACACTTTGACAAGAACTGATCAAGGTTCAGCAACAAATGAAGCTGGAGCAGAAATCAGTAATACAAATATTGGTGATGTATTCTATATGGTGAATAATTTGCCTTATGCTGCAAGAATAGAAAACGGCTACTCTAATAATGCTCCAGCAGGCATGATGAGAATTAATGTAGCAAGAGCGCAAGCTGCTTTAGAATCAGGTAGGAAACTATAATGGCAACTTATTTTAACGATATACAAGCTGCATTAATGACTCGGCTATCTACGCTGACTGATTCACCACCCGTAGCATGGCCCAATGTTGAATATTCCCCTACTGCTGGAACAGAGTATTTGCAGGTAAATTTTTTGCCTGTAGGAACTGATCAAGCATCGCTAGGAACCTCTGGAAAAGACCTGACAAATGGAATTTTACAAATTGATGTTGTGACCCCTGCTGGGTCAGGTAGAACAACTACTATAGATTCTATCGCTGATCACTTTGCTAGAGGCACAACTGTCAGCTATAATGGAGTATCTGTAAGGGTGCGCTCTGTGAGCCAATCCCCTGCATTATTTGATGGAGGCTGGTATAGAGTACCAGTGACAATAAATTTTTACACATACACTGAGGCTCGATAATTATGGCAATAGCAAATGGAGCGCAACATTCGATACATTATATTGTCGAATCAACATACGGCACTACGCCAAGCACACCCACTTGGACTCCGCTTCCTCATACTGGTACTACTTTGGCAATGACCAAAGATGCTATCGAATCTGAGAAACTGCGAGGTGATAGGCAGGTTGAAGATTTCCGACATGGCAATAAAACAATCTCTGGCGATGTAAGCTCAGAGCTAGAATACTCAGCTTTTGATGATGTGCTGGAAGCTGTACTAGGTGGCACATGGAATACCAATGTGCTTAAAGCTGGCAGCACTAGACGCTCATACACCATTGAACGCAAATTTGCTGATTTGGCTACTGCTGAATATCACAGATATACTGGCTGCGAGTTTAACAGTCTTTCTCTGTCAGTTAGTCCTAACAGCATGGCTACCTGCACATTCGCAGTAATAGGCAAAGATTTATCTCTTGCTACTTCTGAGGTTGCATCAAGCACTTACAGCGCAGATGTTGGTAATACTCCATTTGACAGCTTTACTGGAAGCATCAGCGAGGGTGGAAGCACTATTGCTACTGTAACCAGCATTGACATTAATATTGAAAATGGTCTTGAGCCATTATTCTCTGTCGGCTCTGATACGACTAATCAGCCATCAATAGGAAAATCCAGAGTAACTGGCACTCTGACAACTTATTTTGATAGTAAATCCCTGTATGAGAAATTCATCAACGAGACTGAATCAAGCCTAACGCTTGTTCTGACTGATCTTGATGGCAACTCATATACGATTGATATGTCCACTGTTAAGTACAATAGCGGTCAGCCTGATGTATCTGGCGAAGGCTCTGTAACTGTCAGCATGGACTTTGTAGCCCTGTATAACTCATCTGACGCAAGCCAGATTGTGATTACAAGAGCTGCTGCATAGTATGGAACTGAATAGCTTAAAGACAACAGAAATCCATGAAGCAGGGTCGGAGTGCAATATCAAAGACCCTGCTACTGGAGAAAATACAGACTTTTTTATTACTATCATGGGTGCTGACTCCAAAGTCTGGAGAATGCACAAAAAAGCGCAACAAGCTGCCATGATTAAGGCTCGGCAAGAAGATAAAATTGAAAGCCTTGATTATGACAAGATGGATGTAGATGCTTTGGTTGATTGCACTATTAACTGGCGTGGGCTGGTTGATAATGGCGAAAATGTAAAATGCTCTAAAAAATCAGCCAAAGAGTTATATGAAAATGCGCCAAGAATAGTAGCACAGCTTCTTTCATTTGTAGGTAATAATGCAAATTTTATCAAGGGCTGATTGATGAGTTCGTGACTTATGGCAGGTGGTGTTTCTGGATTAACTCCAAGCCAAAAGAATCAAAAGTCAGCCGTTACGATACATTGAAGCAGGTAGAAAAAAGTCTAGGCAGAGTTCCGCCAGAACTCGAAAATGCGCCAAAGCTATCGGATTCACATATATATGCGTGGGAAGCATTCCTTTCGTTATCAGATTTCACATGGTTGGAATTGAAAGCGTACATGGAGCTTACAAATACACAGCTAGAGCAATGGGAAATTAAAGCTGTGATGGAATTAGCAAAATATCGTGAGGCAGAACCAGTATGGCCACTGAAGTAGCAACATTACTATTTAAGGCTGATGTCAGGGAATTGGTTGAAGCCAAAAAAAGGCTAAAAGATTTAGAAAAATCCGCTAATGATGCTGATGGCGGTCAAAATAAATTAAGCAAGTCTACTGATAAAACAGCTTTATCGTTCGGAAGAATGAAAACTGCTGTGGGTGCTGCTGTTACTGCTCTTGGCTTGCTAAAACTTGTCGATATTCAACGTGAATTTGATGTTATCAATTCTTCGCTAATAACTGTCACAGGCTCAACTGAAAACGCTGCTATAGCATTTGGTCAAATTAAAGAATTCGCTGCAACCACCCCTTTCGACCTAGCCCAAGTCTCTAATGCTTTTGTCAAATTAAAAGCACTAGGCTTAGAGCCATCAGAACAAGCATTGCGATCATATGGAAATACCGCTTCTGCTATGGGTAAAGACCTTAATCAGATGATTGAGGCGGTCGCTGATGCTACTACTGGCGAGTTTGAGCGATTAAAAGAATTCGGCATTAAGTCTGCATCGGAAGGTGACAGGGTTAAATTCACGTTCAGAGGTGTGACAACGGAAGTCGGTAAAAATGCCGCAGAAATACAGGGCTTTCTATTAGGGCTAGGTGAGACTGATTTTGCTGGCGCAATGGAATTAAGAGCTGCGACATTGGATGGTGCTATTTCTAATCTGAGCGATTCATTTGATCAGCTATTTTTGACTATTGCTGGTGCTGGTGTTGGAAACGCCATGGAAACGGCTACTAGAAATTTCACAGCTTTTATTGATGAGATAAACTTTCAAATTTCTAGGGTTTCAGACCAAACCAGTGATACGGAATTGCTTTCTCATGAAATGAAAGTATTGAATGACACAATAGAACAGTATCAAAATATGCTGGGAAATATGCCAGAAAACGCCCCATCATTTGGCTTAATTACTGACTCTATTAAAGAAATGCAATTTGAGCTTGCTGGATTGAATTTAAGCAGGGCAAATAATGAAATGAGAGACTTTCTCGCATTGCAAGTATCGCCAGAACAACAAGCACCAACAGGATTTGCTGATTTATCTAAATCAGAACTTGAAGCATTAGAAGCTCAAATTGATGCAGAAGAAATACTCATGAAAGAGCGTTGGGATAGACAGTTAGCTGCTGATGAGGCTGGTGCTGACGCTGCGCAAGCTGCGATGGAAGAAAGAACTGCTGCCGCATTAATGTTAAGGCAGACTCAAATGGAAAATGAGCTAGGGATTGCTCAAGCAGGTTTGGATATGGAAAAGGCCGCCTTTGAGAAAGCAGAAAATGATAAATTACGGATAGCTGAAAATACAACTAACAGTATGATGGCTTTGGGTGATGTATTGCTTAAAGATAAATCTAGTCAAGCAAAAGCAGCTTACGCAATAGCTGTAAATATGATGAACAAAGAAAAAGTAGAAAATGCCAAAACGATTATTTCTAACAGCTATGTGGCTGCTATGAAAGCATACGCATCATTGGCTGCTATACCTTTTGTTGGCCCTGCTCTTGGTGCTGCTGCTGCTGGTACTGTGATTGCTGCTGGTGCGACATACGCTGCTCAGTCATTATCTGGCAGAGCATTGGGCGGTCAGGTAAGAGCTGGCGAATCATATGTTGTCGGTGAGCGTGGGCCAGAAGTGCTGACAATGGGCGGTATGTCAGGAAGGATTACACCAAATAACGCTATCACAAATAACAACAGCAAGACTGTCAATCGTGTTGCTAACGTAAACTTTCAGGTGGTCGCTAACGACACAGCAGGTTTTGATGAATTATTGCAGTCACGCAGAGGTCAGATAATTGGCATAATCAACGAAGCCCTTAACGATTCTGGTAGGAGCGCATTAGTATGAGTGGAATATACCCTACTGACCCTGAATTCTCTGCTGTTGGAATTGAAAGCAAACATGCTAATCTGGTCAGTGAAACAAGAAGCGGTAGAAGGCAAGTACGATCTATAGGTTCGCAGAGATGGGCTTTTACTGCAAAATATTCACCAATGACAAGAGCTGACTTTGCTCCTGTTCATGCTTTTGTGATTAGCCAGCAAGGACAGCTAGGAACATTTACTATAACGCCACCTGTCATATCTAACGCTCAAGGCGATGTATCAGGCTCAGTATTGACTAGCGCAGCCCATAGCATAGGTGATAGCTCAATAGCCGTAGATGGGATGACAGGGACTTTAAAAGCTGGTGACTTTATTAAGTTTACAGGACATTCAAAGGTTTACATGGTAATAACGGATGCCAATGCCAGTGCTGGAGCTGCCACAGTATCCATCGAGCCAGCTCTTGTTTCAGCTCTATCAGATAATGAAGCCTTAGTTTATGATGGAGTGGCATTTACCATGAGATTAAACAACGACATACAGAGCTATTCGCTTGATGGTTATGAGCGATACAACTATGAAGTTGATATGATTGAGGTGCTGTAATGACTAGAAGCGTTCACGCAGACGTTATTACGGCTTTGCAGTCTGATTCTGTACGCATGGCGCACTTAATAACCATGTATTTCGACTCAACGCTTTTTCTAACAGATTATGCTATAGATTTATCTTATGGTGGCAATACTTATGAGGCTATAGATGGTTTGATGGGGGCATCTGACCCTACCGAAACAAAAGACTTGAGAGTTAATAGTATCAGCTTAATTATGTCTGGTGTTGGTCAGTCATTTATCAGTATATTCTTGAATCAGAACTGGGTGAACAGAAGGGTGGTATTGAGGAAAGTATGCTTGAATGCTGACTCATCGGTTATTGGCACTCCAATCACATTGTTTGATGGGCAGATAAGCCAATTCGACATAAATGAAAGTGAAAATACAGCAGAGGTGAATATATCTATAGCATCACATTGGGCTGACTTTGAGCGCAAGGCTGGCAGAATTACCAACAACAATTCTCAACAATATTATTTTGCTGGTGATGTTGGTTTTGAGTTTGCTGCTAACTCTGTACAGCAGATCAAATGGGGTAAAGCGTAGTGGGGTTTTTCTCTAAAATATTCAAAAAGATAACTGGCTTTGTCGGTGATGTCGTTAGCTGGCTAACAGGTATTGAAGAACCACAAGTTAATGATTTTCAAAGAGGCGCACTACTCAATAAGCAATCTAATGTCGAGCCTTTACCTATTATATATGGCGAGCGCAAAGTTGGTGGCACTAGAGTATTTGTAGCAACTAGCGGAGTTGATAATACTTATCTGTATATTGTGCTGGCTCTGTGTGAAGGCGAAGTCAATAGCATTGGGAACGTCTACATAAATGACGTTATATCGACAGACAGCAAGTATTCTGGTCTTGTCACGATTAACAAGTATGTCGGAACAGATACTCAAGCTGCTGATTCTATGCTCACATCTGCTGGAGTGGGCTGGACTTCATCACACCAACTTAAAGGTGTCGCATATTTAGCTATACGTTTGCAATATTCTCAAGATGCTTTTGGTGGTGGGCTGCCTAATATCACAGCTATTGTACAGGGTCGCAAAGTATATGACCCAAGAACAACGCTGACTGCTTATAGCGATAATCCAGCTTTATGCTTGAGAGATTATTTGTCCAACACAAGATACGGCAAAGGGCTATCCTCAAGTCTTATAGATGATACCAGCTTTGGTGATGCTGCTGATTTCTGCGATACCACTGTCACCAAGTACACTGGCGCACCATCTGACGAGCCAATATTCACCTGTAATACCATACTTAGCACTGGCAATACTCTTTTTCAGAACGTTCAAGCCCTGTTAAGTTCAATGCGTGGAATGATGCCATTCAGTAATGGCGTTTACAGCCTTATTATCCAAGATGACTATGCTTCTAGCTTTGATTTTAATACTTCAAATATCATTGGTGGCATACAGATAACTGCTAGTCCAAAGAGCAAGCAATACAACAGAGTTACAGCTAAATTCACCAACCCTGATGCTAACTGGCAGCAGGATACTGTTACATGGCCTGATTCTGGATCTGCTGAATATACCAGCTTTTTATCTGCTGATAACAATGTAGAACTAACTACACAAATCAATTTGCCTTGCACTACCGATTACTATGCAGCCAGAGACATCGCAAGAATGGTTTGCTTGGAGTCACGCAATAGCAAGCTGGTCGTATCCTTAACAGCTACGTCAGAGGCTCTACAATGCGCTGTGGGCGATGTTGTTACAGTTACCCACCCAACCCCAAGCTGGACTGACAAAGAGTTCATGGTGACGAGCTTACAGCTTATGGAGTCAGGTGAGGTTAAAGCGGTAATGCGTGAGCATACTGCTGCTAATTACCCATGGTCTACTGATGCAGCACAGCCAAGTTTAGGATCAAGTACATTACCTAACCCATTTGTTGTTCAACCACCAAGCAATCTTACTGTTACCGAGACTACTGTTGTCGCTCAAGATGGAACTTTGCTGCCATCTTTACGAATAAACTGGGATGCTTCTACAGATAAATTTGTTACCCAATACGAGGTTCAATGGCTCGGCACTTCACTGGAAGATTATGGTACTATCGGTGAGGCATCAGATGAAAGCGTATCTTGGGGTTTGATTACTGAAGCCGACCCAACAGTTGAGGATTATGGAAGCATTACTGATGCTATTCCTACTGATGCACCTGTTTACAATTCTATATTCGTCACTAATACACAATACGTTATCACAGGCATAACTCCTGCTGATGTGTATAACATCA